CGGTCGCGGCTGCGGTCTGACTTCAGCTATTATGCGTCGCGGTGCCTGAAGATTCTGACCAAGCCTGACCAACGCGGGAAGGTGGGGATCGTGCCGTTCAAGCTGAACGCTGCGCAACGGCACATACATAAACAGATTGAACAGCAACGTGAACGGCTTGGCTATGTGCGGGCCATCATCTTGAAGGGTCGGCAACAGGGGGCCAGCACCTACACAGAAGGCCGGTTTTATTGGAAGACGACCCAGAACCGTGGTGAAAAAACTTATATTCTTACACACAGCAAGGAAGCGACTGACAACCTGTTCGGCATGGTGGATAGGTATCACCAGAACACGCCTGTGCATGTGCGGCCATACGTCGGCAAGGACAATGCGCGGGAATTGGTGTTCGACAAGCTGGACAGTCGGTATCAGGTCGCAACTGCTGGGGCTAAGGGTGCTGGTCGATCTGCCACGCTGACCAATGTTCACGGATCGGAAGTTGCGTTCTGGGAAAAGGCGGAAGAACACCTTGGCGGGATGCTTCAGGCGGTCCCGTTGGCGATGGGGACTGAAGTGATATTGGAAAGCACGGCCAATGGTGTGGGCAACGTGTTTCACAAACAATGGGTGATGGCTGAACGCGGGTCTTCGGATTTCGTCGCCATCTTCGTTCCGTGGTTCTGGCAGGAAGAATACAAGAGGTCATTACCAAATGATTTCGAAGTGTCGCACGATGTTGAAGCGGTGCCTGAAGGTGAACCCACGGAGGCGGACTATCAGGACAGCTTCAAGCTGACGGATGAGCAAGTCTTCTGGCGTCGAATGAAGATCATCGAACTGGGTGGCGGGGAAGACGGATATTTTCTGTTCAAGCAAGAATATCCAGCCACGCCTGATGAAGCGTTCCAGTCGTCGGCATCGGGTAACAGTTTGATTAAACGTAAGTTCGTGCTGAAGGCTCGTAAGTCTGATGTGTCCAGCACGGGGCAACTGATTATCGGTGTTGATCCGGGTGGTGAAGGCGAAGGCGGTGATCCGACTGGCATCATTCGTCGGCGTGGTCGGCGCATGTTCAACCCGCAAAAGTTGACTAAGCTGAATACCATGCAGATCGTCGCGCTGGTGCTGCGGATCATCAAGAACGAGCGGCCGCTTAAGGTGTTTATCGACGTTGGTTGCATGGGCGCTGGTATTGTGGATCGCTTGCTGGAAATGCCTGAAGCGCAAGGCGTTGTAGTGCCGATCAACTTTGGTGAAGCTGCACTTGATCCTGAACGATATAAAAACCGACGCGCTGAAATGCACTGGCTGATGAAGGAGTGGCTGGAGGACGTTGGCGGGGCGAATATTCCGGATGATGATGACCTTCAAGCTGACCTGTTGGCGTCAGTAATTTCGCCCACAGATAGCCAGCAACGGCGGCAACTCATGTCTAAGGTTTGGATGAGGTCCAAAGGCATCAGATCGCCAAACTTGGCCGATGCTGGGGCGCTGACTTTTGCCCTCCCTGTTGCTGCGGTTGATGCTAAATCTGGCAATGCTCAAACAGACTTTGACCCCCTCGATAACAACGGATCAGGCTGGGGAAATCAGGGTTCAAGTATGACGGATTTCGACGTATTCTAATTCTGGTTATCAGTCGATTATATTCTGGTTATCAGTGGATAAATCTCTGATAACCAGAATGTTTTGGATGTTGTGTGTTTTGCGTGTATGCCTTATCATCTGTCATGTGTTTTGAAAAATGAGGGTAATATGTCGTTCAAATTGAAAAAGTCGCAAGAAAATCTGAAGCCGTTTAATCGCGTTCGGTATCCATTCCCTAACATGGAGGTGAATGATTATTTCGAGATAAATCAAGGGCAAAGGGACAATGTGGCGACGGCGGCGAGCGCGTTCAAAAGGAAGACTGGGAAAGTAATCACAATCCGAAAACAGTCATCGGGCGTGTATCGAGTTCAACGGATAAGCTGAAAAATTATTGTTACGAGTTGCTTGGTGATCAGATTGATGATCAGAGCAAATCGCCCTGATGATCAATGTAGTAACAATACAGACAAACAAGAACAATACAGACAATACACCCTCTTTCAGAGGGGGTGTGGGGGAGATTTTCAGATGATTTCTAGGCGTGAAAAAATGCGGATTTACCGGCGTTGGATTTGGATGGGGTTCAAGGAACGAATGTTCGACCTCGCAATGATCAGCTTCCCAGTTTTCACGATGACGGGTGTAATCGCAGGGTGTGCAAAGTTTTGGATGTGGGTGTTTGGGTTATGATTGCGAGCGAACGCTTCACGGCATGGATCGTTTTCCAAGGCGCGGATCATCGACGGTTCTGGCGGATATTCACGGGGCGCGGGTGGCGTCATTGCTTCATCGTGGTTCCGGCTTACAATCCTACGGCCGGTCTTCGTGCAGGTCGGGCATCGGTGGTGATTGATCCGCGCTCTAACCACGTTTCGATTGATGTGCTGTTTATGCCTCCAAAAGAGGTCGCAGATCACCTGCTGGGTCAGGGTGCGAAATGCGTGATAAAATTTAATGTTGACCGGCGCGGTCTTCCCGATTATGTTCCAAGAGGAATTTTGACGTGCGTTTCGATGTTGAAAGCAATCTGTGGAATTGGCGCTTGGTATGTTTGGACCCCGAAACACTTCGCAAGATGGCTGCTTCGAAATGGCGGCGAACTGGTGGTAAAGGATTTGAATGATGAAGCTGTTTGGAATGAAAAAACCGAAACCGGACCCAGCAATGCAGAAGGCGCAACGTCGCCAGTCGAAGGCGATTGAAGATCAAACCGCTGATGAAGCCCAAGAGCTAGGTGCTCGCAACCGCCTAATCGCCGCCAGTCGTAAGGGTGGTGGTTTGTTTTCGCGGCGAGGCGGGGCGCAAGGCGTCAAAGAAACCTTGGGTTGAAGGCTGAAAGTGAATGGCGCGTCTAACTGTTGGAACAATCAAGGAAGCCTCTGACAAGGCGTGGACCGCAAAATCCCACTTCGATGAACTGATCAAAGAAGCGTTCGACTACGCCCTGCCAGATCGCAACACCTACCATTCGAACGGCACGGGCAAACCGCAAGGCGCTGCGGGAACGAAGGGCAAAGATAAGAACTCGCGGCGCGTGTTCGATAGCACCCTTCAAAACGACGCCATCAAGATCACAAACCGCATACAGTACGAACTATTCCCGATCGGGCATCAGTGGGCTTCGTTCCTGCCAGGTGCGTTTGTTCAAACCGAACAGCAAGAACAGGCCAGCCGTGATCTGTATGCGCTGCAACAGGTGATCTTCACGTCCATCAGTTTCAGTAATTTTGATCTGTCTATCTCTGAATGGCTTTTGGAACTTGTTGTGGCTGGCACAGCTTGCATGATGGTCATGCCCGGTGATGAAGATAACCCCGTCGTGTATCAGGCGGTTTCGCAATCGCATGTGGCGTTGCGAGAAGGTGCGCTTGGCAAGATCGACCTGATTTCACGGATGCACAAGATGCGGATCAGTCTGGTGGAACAGACGTGGCCGGATGCCAAGTTTGAAATCACGGAAGACGAACGCAAAGAAGATGCGGAAGTCGATGTGATCGACGTTTGCTACTATTCGTTCAAGGACCGTGAATGGTTCTATGATGTGATCGTCACGGCTGGCCTGAAGTCGAAGGATGAAAAGCGTATCGTTGAACGGTCCTATCAAATCTGCCCTTGGGTGATTGCCCGTTGGAACAAGGCCGCGGAAGAAGTCCAAGGCCGGTCGCTGGTGATGCAAGCCCTGCCAGATGCGCGGGTTCTGTCTGCCATCAAGTCCTATCTGTTGCGCCATGCTGCGCTGGCGATTGGCGGCGTCTTCATGGTCAAGAATGACGGCGTGGTGAACGCGAACAATGTGCGGGTGTTTCCGGGCGCAACAATTCCGGTCCGCACGACTGGCGGTCCTGCTGGTGCATCCATTGCGCCGCTGCCTGTCGCGGGTGATGTGAACCTTGCTGATCTGGTTATCCGTGATCTGGTCAATTCCATCCATCAGATCATGTTAAACGACGGGATGCCGGATGTGTCTGAAGGTGTTCGGACGGCAACGGAACTGATCGAGCGGATGAAGGAACTGCAACAATCGCTTGGTGCGCCGTTCGCTCGTATCCTGAAGGAAGGCATTGTTCCGATGCTGGAAGCGACAATCATGGTGCTGGCTGAACAGGGTGTCATTCCTGTGGAGGCGGACCGGAAGATCAAGCTGAACAATGGCGAAATTGACGTGAAGTTTGCATCGCCGCTGGTGCAGGGTCAGTCGATCCGTGAAGTCGAAGCTGCCCGCAATGCCATGTCGATCACGGCTGAAGCGGCTGGCGAAGAAGCTGTCCAGTTGAACTTCAAAGTGGAAGACTTCGGTGCATGGGTTGGTAGCAAGCTGGGCGTGGTGCCTGACTTGATGCGCGGGGCTGATGAACGTAAGAAACTACAAGAGCAGGCTGGACAAATTCAGGCTGCGCAGGCGACGGGGCAACCCCCTGTCGGTGGGGATGGCGGTGTGATGCCGCAACAACAGCAACAGCAACAGGCCGGAAATGTCCCGCTGGCCGCATAAGGTGAATTGAAATGATGGATAAAACTCAAGCGTTCGACTGGCTGTCGGGCGCTTCTGACATTCCGGCCGATGGTGGGATTGAACAGAACGAAGAGATGATGCGGGCGGCTGTCGAACAGCAAATGGAGATGGCGCGGCTGGTTCATTCTGTGTTCGAAACCCCGCAAGGCGTGGACCTGATGGAACGGCTTTACAACCTGACCCAAGGTGCGCCGCTTATGAAAGTTTCCGGTTCTTTGGTGGATGGCGAAGTGGCCCTTTCCCCTGCGGACTGGGCTTACATCCGCGAAGGACAAAACAGCGTGATCCGCTTCCTTCTCGGTCAAATCGAACTGGCGAAGAACCCGCCAGAAATGCAGCAACGACAGGAAGGTGAACAATGACCAAACTAATGACACTGGCGGAAGCCATCAATGCGCTTGACCCAGAGCGTGACGAAGATTGGACGTCAAGTGGTGAACCTGCGATGGTGCGGATCGCAGAACTTACGGGCAACCCTGATTTTAAACGTGCTGACGTTCGGGCTGCAATGCCTGAAGATTTCAATCGTTCCAATGTTGGTCCTGTGCCAAAGCTGGGGAATGCCAAT